CATAGCCTGAGAATACATAATGTAGAATGTCATAGCTGAAATCAGCAAACAAGCAATAAACATTCCCCAAAACATTAAATTTTCCATTTATTCCACCTCCTCAACTTCAAACAATGGACTGTTAAACACTTCACCAAAGCCAGCATCTTCAAACTTCTTGCGGGTGTGATGTGTTCCTACAACAGGTCCGTTTTCAGCATCAGTGAAATACCATTCATCATCAATTGAATCATAATTGAGATAGCTATAACATTCACTCAAGCCTTTCATCTTCACCTGATACCGCTTGTCTTTTTTGATTGTGTACCCAAACATCCAAGCAAGGGAGAAAGTTTCGATATTATCATCTGTATAAAGCCAATGATCTATTTCTTTGTTTTCATGTTTTCTGACTTCACACATTGCACCTAATAGATGATAATCTTCTTTTTTTGTGTACTCGATATAGTCAGCCACAAACTTCGGGATTGTGACTTTCTGTGGTTCGTCTAGTTGTTCGATCATGTCAATAAAACTTTTCTTTCCCATTTGAGTGATAGATACATAAGGTAAATCCTCAAAATGTTTTATCAATTCTTGTTTATTCATTTTCTAACCTCTTTATTTCTTTCTCGTAGCCTTTCAGCTTCTTCTTCCAAAAATCACGTTCAGCTGCTCTCATGTGTACTGTTGATTTCTGACTTGGTTTCTTCAGTTCTTCAATCTTTTCTTCTGCCACTTCGATTGAACGTTTTAAACCCTTGATTATATCTTGATTAATTGTACTCATCCGAATACTCCTAGAATGGTAAATCATCATCAGATATATCCATAGGGTTAGTTTTTTCAAAACTTGGTGGAATTTGATTTTCCATACTTGCATTGTTTGCAGCATTATCCTTTTTTTCAAGGATTTGAAAACTTTCAGCTACAACTTCTGTCACATAGACACGTTGTCCTTGCTGATTTTCATAGCTTCGAGTTTGGATGCGACCTGTGATGCCTACAAGATTTCCTTTTTTGCACCATTCAGAAAGCAATTCAGCTAGTTTTCTCCAAATCATGCAATTGATGAAGTCGGCTTCACGTTCTCCATTTGCTCCTTTGAAGTTCCGATTAACCGCCATATTGAAAGTTGCTACTGCGACATTTGAAGTTGTATATTTCAACTCTGGATCTCGTGTTAATCGCCCTACAAGGGTTACATTATTGATCATTATTTCAAATCCTCCTCTTTGACAAACACTCCATCGATCATCTTCCCTTTTCGGTCCTTGATGACTTCATAAGCTTCTTCTAAGCAACTTTCAGCTGTAGTTCCATTACAAAATGAAACCGTACTAAACACACTGTCAAGAAACATCAAATCAGCTTTGATTAAAGGAATTTGTGTTTCATTGTGACAGACATGAGCGTATAACTTCTGAGCGATGTTGCCTAGACTTGAGACCATCAGCAGCAATTCGAGTTCCTGTTGATTCGCTGAAATCTGAGCACCATTCTTAATCTGCTGTTCAAGTCCAATCAATACTACCTGAATGTCACCAAGTGCATCATAGATCAGTTCAGATTTATCCTTTGCGATACCTTCAAATAATTCTCCTGATTCTTCCATGAGCTTCAAGAACTGCTTGACTGGATTTGCTTCGTGTAGATTTCGGTCAACAAACCATTGTTGAACTTTTTCTTCCAAATTCATTTTTGTATTCATCTTATTTTTCCTCTCTTTTCTTCGTAATCAAGTAGTAGCAGTCAACTGATCCGTAGTCAATCCTGATGTTTTCTCCACTCATGCTTTTCTGAAAGCGTGGATTGTTAATATCAGAGTAGCTGGCTTGATGTTGCTTTAATTCGTTGATTGCGCTATGTATGTGGCCGAAACTACCAATAAGTATCTTGCGGTGTCCGTTATAGACAAAGTAAAGTTTTAACATTAGTATCTCCTATCCTTCATCCCGGATGGATACACAAAGCACTTTCCAGTTGCTCCTTCAAAAATTCGACTAGACAGAGCACCATTCCCAAAATCGTCCGAGTAAAGCTCCTTAATTTCTTCACTAGACAGATTCGTGTTGATAATCGTATTCGTCCGATTATCCAGGATCTTGAACAATATCTGATGTGCCCATTCGTTTCGCTTTGTATCAGCTTTTCGACTCTCTTTCCCAAGGTCATCCAAGAAAAGGAAATCAACCTCAGACAATAGCTTGACCATCTTAGCTTCTGAATACCCATTGTCAAACTCAAAGCTTTCACGAATCTTATCAAATAAAGTCACGACTGACACAAAGAGCACGCTTTTAGGTTCATCATAAGACTTAAATTGCTCATTGAGAAACCGAGCTAATCCATAGGTCAGATGACTTTTACCAACACCAGAAGGTCCTGTGATGATGGCATTTCCAACCGTACCTTTGGCATACTCACGTTCCAATCGCTTCACAAAATTCATAGCCTTTTCATCAATATCAACCTGAATCTCATAGTCATGTAGTGACTTGCTCGCCAGCTTACTTGAAACGATACTGTCACGAGCAAAAACCTCGTAAGTGTCCGATAGCTTGCTTTTGACTTCAGATTCCATATTCAACTGCTTTTCAAAGAGTCGAATGTTCTCTTTCTCACACTCAGGACATTGACTGATTTCCTCAACTTTGCCCTTGATAGGAATCTTAACAGACCAAAGATGGCATCCATGGATTTCACAGACATCATCAAGAACTGTTCTAGTTCTAAATTGTTTAAACTGTTTCATTTAAAATCCTAGCCTTTCGTCAACCGTGCTGGTCAAGATTGTAGAACGTTTTGGCAGCGGTTGATTCAGATAGTTGTCCATCTTGTTGCCGAAAAGCGTTTGTGGTTGAAGATACTGCTCATACTCTGTACCTTTCCACTTAGCGACCATGATGTCCACAACCTTTTTAAAATCTTCGAGGACATAACCCTCTTTTAGCCTTGCTTTGATAAATTTTTGATGGCTAGCAGTGTCAACCTTAAAATTCTTCTTAGCTTTCAAATTGAGATAAGAAATAACTTCTTTACAAATCAACAATTTATTATTGTTATTCTCAATCTTAGTATTCTCAGTCTTGATTGTGTGCACTTTTTGCACTTCCTGAAATGCACTTTTTGCACTTCCAGGGTGCACTTTTTGCACTTCCTGAAATGTACTTTCTACACTTCCATTAAGAGCATCAAGATAAATACGGTTTGGTAAGTTCATCCCTTGCCTGACTTCCGTCATTAGACCAGCATCTTTCAACTCCTTTTTGATTTTGATAATCGTATTGTTGCTATTGCAATTTAAGTCAATCATCAACTGTTCATTTGTGTAATACTGAAAGACGTTCCCTTCTTTATCATGCCAGCCATTTTTTAAAGATAGTTCTAACCTATCAAACAGAAGCATATAGAGCATTTTAGCGTTATTGCTCAATGTCTTATATTTCTCATCATAGATAAATGGCTTTGGAAATTTGAAAAACGATAAGAAGCCAGTGACTTCGCTTTTTTTAATCATGGTTATACCTCCTCCACACTTGAAAATTTTGTGTACTCTTTGTGAAAATACAACTTCACTGTGCCTAAACTGCCATGCCGATTCTTTTCCAGGATCAGCTCGGTTACATTATTCGCTTCTTGACTGTCTGCCTGTTCCTTCTGATAGTAGGCCTCACGATATAAGAATGCTACGATATCAGCATCTTGCTCAATCGAACCAGATTCTCGCAAATCTGATAGCATTGGGCGCTTGTCCTGTCTCTGCTCAACCGACCGACTCAACTGCGATAAGGCTATGACAGGAACCCTCAAATCCTTTGCTAGTATCTTCAATTCCCTTGAAATTTCAGAAACAATCTGCTGACGATTCTCCCTCTTTGAACCAGTAATCAACTGCAAGTAGTCAATGATGATAATGCCCAGACCGCCCATTTCTTGAGAAAGCTTTCGAGCCTTTGACCGTATCTCTGAAATCCGAATCCCAGCCGTGTCATCCACGAAAATAGGCACATCATATAGATTGCTTTGTGCATGTACAAGTCTTTTCCACTCATCGGTACTAAGATTCCCAGTCTTCAAATGATAACCAGGAATCATACCCTCAGATGCCACCATGCGCTCAATCAATTCCTCTGCTCCCATTTCAAGTGAGAAAATGACAGCAGTTTTTCTTTCCATCGTAGCCACATGTTTTGCAATGTTCAATGCTAGTGCCGTCTTACCCATAGCAGGACGAGCAGCAAGAATGATAAGATTCCCTTCATGAAGGCCTGTTGTAATCTTATCCAATCCGACAAAGCCAGTAGATAGACCAGTCACGAATCCATCTGTCTGCGAGCGAGTCTCCACTATCTGCATATGTGTATCAAGGATATCGGCCACATTACGAAATCCTGTCCCTGCATTTTGATTACTGATATCCAGCATAGACTTTTCAGTTTTTTCGATGATTTCATTGATAGAAATATCTCCCTGATATGCACTAGAAAGAGACTCTGACAAGCCAGCGATTATTTTCCGAAGCGTAGCCTTTTCTTTAACCAGTTTGGCATAATGCTCCACATTTTTTGAAGTTGGTGTTGAATTTACCAACTCGACAACGTAGTTTATACCACCGATATTTGAGATGTCACCTTGATTGGTAAGAGCAGAAACCATTGTCGTAGCATCGATTGGCTCACCTTTTTCAAGCAGAGACAACATGGTTTTAAACACTATCTTATTTGCAGGCTTGTAGAAATCATCTGGAGTCAATTCGTCTGCCAGCGATGTCATCGTTTCTGGTGAAATAAAGACTGCTCCCAGAACCGACTGCTCTGCGACTAGATCATGAGGTATTATTCTAAAATATTCACTCATACCCTATTCCTCCAGTATCTTTCTAAATCGATGTTCATAACAGCAGCAAGGTTCTTCTGCTCGGTTAAGATTTGTCTACGATAGGGAGCTAGACCAGCTTGTCGCTCCTCCTCACTCTGTGGTAAGTAGTATCCGTTTGGTTTCGTCTTCTTAGCCACAATTGGATGTCTAAAATTAACTCGAAGACTTTCAATGACTTCTTCTAACTTACGTTTTGAGAGTCCAGTTTCTAATCGTATTTCACTTGCTTGAATTGGAAGGTCGAAAGTCGCGCAATTCATGATCATGTTTAACACACGGATTTCCATCTCGCTCATGTCACGGCTAACAGTCATGTCTTTGCCCTCCATTTTCTTGGATTTTGACGGAAATCCAAAGTCATTTCCTGATAAAGCAAACGCCCATTTTCTTCTAAGAGATTTGCGTTTTGACTTCTTAGAATATCATTGTTTCTTGCTTCTTCCTGATAGTCGCTAGCGAGCCTGTCATAATCTTCGATGCATGCTCTAAAAACTTGTGGTACGTCCTCAATCGATGAAGCTAGCCCTGTAGGTGGCTGGGTATCGTAGGTGGATTTCCTATCGCTATTTTTCAAGTTTCTTCGGGCAACTTCTCTAAAATCCTCTGTTTCTTCGATGATGATCACTACATTTTGCTCATCCGATTTTTCATTTTTAGCTGTAAATATCATCAGGATAAAGAACCCGATAAAAATAACTAGTAAGCCAAGCAATTGGCTTGATGCAGTTGGTTCTGTCATTTTGTTCTCCTTACGCTCTTAATTTCCGTACTTGTTTTTCTAATTCCAAAATCTCATAAACATCATTG